ACCCGGACTTCTCGACTTGGCGACTATCGGCACCGGCGGTTTAACCGCTGCTGAATTGCTTAAAGGGTTTACCGAACCCACGCTTCGACCGTACGAAGAATTGCCGCCAGAAGGTGAACAACCGGTAGAAGAGGAAGTGGTGGTTACCGGCAATAGACCCCCGCCGATCGATCTAACTAAACCGGCTTTAGTGCTTGGTGGTGGCTTGACGGCGGCTGAATTGCTGAAAGGGTTTACACAGCCCAAGGTAGATCCATTGACCGGCGAGACGAAACAACCGCCTAAAACTGAGCAAGAGCTCGACAAAATTCAAGATGCTCTCAAAACAGGTGCTACGATCCCCGGCACGGCAACACTGGCCGACCGATTTAAAAGTTTGCTTGACAAATACGGCACTGTTGAAAACGCACTCAAATTGCTAGGAGCTGCTAGCGGTTTAGGTGGAACCGGAGGCGCGGGTGCTGGTGTAGGTGCCGGTGGTGAAGGCTACGACCCCCGCAGGAGTGCGGGCGCAGGCGCTTGGATTGACTGGGAAAAGGTTAAAGCCGAGGCAGACGCCGCCGGTATGAACCTGAATACCTACACTGCTCAGAATTGGAACAAGATTCAAAATCGTGCGCTCGAGGCTGGTGCTCCGCAAGCAGTTGCGCCGACAACGCCGCAGGGCTATAATTCAACGGACTTTAACAGTCCCAATTTTGACATGTTAAAGTACCTTGAAGAGTACCAGCCCGCTCCGATGTCGCGTGGCGGTATGTCAATGGGTAACCGGGTTAAAGGGCCGGGAGACGGACGTGAAGACCTCATTCCTGCGTTGTTAAGCGATGGTGAATACGTGATTGACGCGGAGACCATGGCGCTGCTCGGTAACGGTTCAACTGATGCCGGGGCTAAGGCGATGGACAGTTTCCGTCAAGAGATACGTAGACACAAGGGCGCGCAACTGGCTAAGGGTGGTATCAGCCCGAACGCTAAATCCCCGCTGCAATATTTGAAGGGTAAATAACATGGCTAGTTTGCTGCAAGGCTCTCCCGGTACCACCTCGCAAACCGTTACGACGCAGACCCCGCCGTGGATGCAGGATGCGATTTATAACACGGTTTCTTGGGCACAAAACCTCGCTAACAAACCGTACTCCGCTTACGAAGGGCCGCGGCTAGCCGGTTTCACACCGATTCAACAACAAGGAATGCAAGCCACGCTCGGCGCGGCAGGTGCGTTCCAACCGTTCCTCGGCGCATCAATGGGTACGCTCGGGCAGGCCGCTGGTAAAAGCGCCGCCGGAGCTGCTGAGGGTGCGTTCGGTAAAGCGGAGGGTATGAGCGGGGCGGGGGCCGCGCAGCCTTACCTTGGTCAAGCCGCGGGATTGAGCGCCGCAGGTGCGGCTCAACCATTGATGATGCAAGGTGTCAAGCCGATTGAAATGGCCGGACAAGGTAGTGCTACGGGAGCAGCCTCGCCGTTCATTCAACGTGCTTTGGGAGAGTCACCGTTAGCCGCGGCTCAACCTTATTTACAACAGGCCGCGCAGACGTTCCCCGGCGCTGTTGAACAATACATGAGCCCGTACACTAAAAACGTGGTCAATCAGATCGCGGATGTTGGTGTGCGACAGTTACAAGAGAAGTTTCTCCCGGCGATCGGTGAAGAGTTTATCCGTGCCGGTCAGTTCGGCGGTTCACGGATGGGTGAGTTCGGTGCTCGTGCACTGCGCGACGTGCAAGAAGGCGTGCTGGCTGAACAGGCCAAGGCGCTACAAGCGGGTTATGGTCAGGCGGCTGATATCTTCGGTCAAGACGTCGCTCGTCAAGCTCAGTTGGCGGGTACTGCCGGACAACTCGGCGGCGCGCAACAACGCGCTCTGCTTGAAGCCGGACAGACGACCGGACAACTGAGTACCTCTGATCTGCAGCGTCTTTTGCAGAGCGGTGTAAGTATCGCTGACATTGGTCAAACGTATGGTGCGTTAACCGCTCAAGACGCGAGTAAATTGGCCAACATTGGTCAAATCACCGGTCAGTTAACCGGACAAGACGCGGCGCGGTTAGTTGACATCGGCAGTGCCCGCGGCCAGCTCACTGCTCAAGATGCGGCTAACCTTCGTGCGATTGCTCAACAGCAAGGCGCACTCGGCGAGATGGCGCAAACGCTCGGCCTGCGCGGAGCAGAATCTATTTACGGTGTTGGTCAGAAAGAACAAGACATGGCTCAAAAGGCTCTTGACCTTGCTTACCAGCAGTATCAAGAAGAGACGAAATACCCGTACCAGCAGCTGGCGTTCCAGTCTGACATTATTCGCGGGTTCCCGGCGAGCTCAACCGGCACTACGCAAACGAGCTCTACGATTGACAGGCCGCCTGAAGGGTCTGATCTACAGAAAATTTTGGCGGGCCTTACGGGTGCAACCGCTCTTTATAAGACTTGGAAGGGAACCTAAATGACTAACTTCCTTTCTGTTTACGGCACTGATGAAGAAGGCGACGAGGAGACCACCGCGGCTGAGCCCGGTACAATCCCGACCACGTCGGCCGATCGACTCGTCGAGTTGTTTAACAAATACTATAGCGGTCCGGGTTACGGCACGAAGTTAGAAGAGGCTCGCAAGAAGCGCGAGGGTCTGCTAACTGATTATCAAAAGACGCTCGAGCAGGCGTCTGATGTTGAAGGTGGCGAGCCCTCAAAGGCTGAACTTTACTACCGCCTTTCTGCTGCGTTCGGTGATCCCGGTAAAACAGGCAGTTTCTATGAGGCTTTAGGCCGCGCCGGTGGCGTAGCCGCAGAGTACGAAAAAGAGAAGCGTCTTGCCCGGCGCGAGCGTGCGCTCGGCGGTTTGAAAACTAAGGCTGAAATGCAGCGCCTTGGTATCGAGGCCGCGGGTACTGACATCGGCGCGTATCGCCAACTAGCTGAGCAAGAGCTCCAGGATCGCACCGGTATCCTTAAAGAGATCGCCAAGGCGGGTGGGGAAAACAAACCGGCTTCGGCGCTGGGTAAGCAGGCTCAGGATGAAGGCTTCAAACCCGGTACTCCGGAGTTCACCGAGCGCGTTAAAGAGCTCGCAGAGCAACAGCGAGAAGCGGGTCAATCGCGCATTGATGCGTTAATGGGTAATCTTGCGCTTTCACAAAGCCGACTCGCATTGGCTGAAGGTGAAGCCACCCGTAAACGAGAAGCATTGTCTCCGCAAGAGATTAAAGAAGTTTGGCGGCTTGATCCGTTGATCGCGGCTGCTGAGCAGAACTTGAATAAGCTCCAGCAAGCGCTACAATATAACGAGTTAGCGTTCGCGATGGATCCCAAGACTAATGCCGCAGAATGGGCGCAGTATCAAACTACGCAACAGCGCGACCCCAAAAACAAACGGGTTATCGCTACGAACATTTTGCGAAATTTGATGAAGGCTCAAAGTCTTGGTAGTCTTAAAGAAACTTTTGGCGGTTCTGGTATTACAGACTCTGAGCGTATTGCGTTGGATGCGCTCCAAGGTATGTCTGGCGCAAGTAAAGAAGAGCGCGAAATCATTATTAAACAGGCTCTTGAAGCTCAGAAAGCCCGCTTAACTCAATACAAAGATCAACGTAAAGGTATTTACGAAGGTCGCTACACTCGCCGCGTTCCGGAAACTGGAGCACCGTAATGGCTAATGACGCAGTTAATACTGTCCGTGCGGTGCTCGGCCAAGGACTCGCAATGGGTTTTGGTGACGAAGCCGAGGCGTGGCTCCGGTCTAAACTCGGTGACGAAGAGTACGAAAACGCGCTCAAAGAGATCCGTGGTGAGTACGGCACTTTTGCTAAAGAGAGCCCGTATTTACAGGTCGGTGGTGAGTTTGTAGGTAGCGCGGTTCCCGCGGTTGCGTCCATGCTCGTGCCCGGTGCTCAGGCTACTGCTCCGGGCGCTCTAGCGCGTATGACCGTTCCGTTAACCCGTTTACTGGGCCTCGGTAAAACTGCCGGACAACGTACCTTCGGGCAGAACCTCGCTCGTGTTACCGGTGCTAGCACCGCGCAAGGTGCGGTCTCCGGTGCGGGTACGGCTGAAGAAGGCGGTCGCGGTCAGGGTGCTTTCATCGGCGGTTTGACGGGCGGTGCTATTGGAGCGACACTGCCGGTCCTCGGACAGTTTGGAGCGGGAACAAGCCGACTCCTGCGGGAAACCGTAGTACCTTCTACCGAGAAGGCTAAAGAGTGGGCGATTGACAAACTCCGCATGGCGCTTGATCAAACTAACCCAGCTGAAATTAACCGCCGCGTAGCAGAAGACCTCCGTATGGGAGTGCCGCCTGCTATCGCTAACGTCACACCGGGTACGATGCAACTCGCTGAGACGGTAGTTCAGCGCGGTGGGCAGGCGGGACGTGATCTTGAAGAAGTGATTGCTAAACAGCAAGAGGCTTCACGCGGGCGAGTAGCAACTAAAGTTAAAACCGAAGTCAGCCCAAAGAACTTTTTCGTTGAGCAGAAAGATATGCTCAAAAATCTGCGTGCGAACGCAGACACCGCGTACGATGCCGCTTACGCTGTGGGTGAAATTAACGATCCGGTTATCAATCGCATCCTTACCGATCCCAAGTTTAAAAGCGCATTTGAAAGCGGTAAAGAAATACTCGCTAGCCACCGCCTTGCGGCCGAGTTAAAACCCGGCGGGGATCCTAGTAAGTTCATTCTGCGTGAAATTTACGACCCGCAAACGGGTCAAATGGTTTCTTTACCAGATGTTAAAACGCTAGATTACATCAAGCAGGGCATAGACGAAACGATTGAACAGTTGTTTAGCAGCGGTAAGTCTAAGCAGGCTTACGCGCTTAAAGATGTTCGTGAACAGTTCGTAAATCGCCTTGATGAGCTCGTGCCAGAATACAAGGCTGCTCGCGCCCAATATGCGGGTGATATTGAAGTGCTTGATGCTCTTAACAAAGGGCGAGCCGATTTCAGTAAAATGGCTCCGGAAGAAGTCGCCGATTACATGGCGGTAGCCTCGCAGGGTGAAAAAGAGGCTTTCCGCATCGGTGTAGCACGCAACCTTTACGACACCATCGCTAAACCTACTCAAAACATCAATGCGGCTCAACGCTTAATCGGCGGCCTCACCCGACCCGAAGCCATCGGTACTATTTTTGATTCACCTGCACAACGAGACTTTTTCCTCGCCGCACTTGAGCGCGAGAACCAAGTTTACAAGGCGGCTAATCGCATCCTGTCAGGTTCGCCTACAGCGCGCCGACAAACTATGAAAGGAGAGCTCGAGCGCGGTGATAGCGTCATGGAAGGCGCGGCTAACACTTTCACGCAGGGCGGCTGGATGAACTCGCTGCTCAACTCAGCCGCTAACCTCATCCGCAAGGGCGTCCCGGATTCGTATTACGAAGAGCTCAGCAAACTACTAGCCTCGGGTGACCCGGCTGAAGTCGCTGCTGCGGTTAAACTTATTGAAGAGCTTGAGCAAAAGCTCGCTGGTAGACAGGCTCGGCTCGGTGTTCGGCAGGCCGCGTACACGAGCGGTACGGTCGGCGCGATGGCTCCGGCCCCGCCGTCTGAAGAGCTGGGCGAACTACCGGAAGACATGTCTTTCACAGCGCCGGTATACCCAACCGTTGAATCGGAAACGGAAGAAGAGGAAGAGCTCCCGCTACCGTAGTTTATCGTAAAGCCACCGGGCCATGAGGAGCGCCTCAGCCCGGTCGGAATGCTTCTTCAAGTGTAACTGAGCGGTAGGAAACATCCGCGTGGCTAGCGACCGACTCTGCTCTTTGTCGCTAGTGAGATTGAAGTGTTTTTTCCACGTAACCGGCGACACATAAGTCAGTTCAAACTGGCAGGCCGCCGCTGCTGCCCGAGCCGCGCCGAAACTGTCGCCCAAACTGAACACAGAAGATACTCCCTGCCCCGGCATCGCGTTAACTCGCTCTAGCACGACGCTAACGGTCGCACCCTGCGGTACGTGTTGCCGGAGCAGGAAGATCAGTCCCGCGGGGTCTACTTCGTTTTTAACACTACCCGAACCCTTGGCAACTATCGGCATGTCGTAAACGGCTACGAGAGCTCCTGTGTTCAGGATACCAATCGCTCCGCTCAGCCCGGGATCAATCCCGATAGTGATCATAATGCCTCGTAGTGCTCACAGCCTAACCGTTGTCGGTCAATGCTGAGTGTTTCCTTGTTCAACTCGCAGACCCATTTACCTTCCTCGCCCGGTGTGCACATTGAACATGTACGGCAGTGCCGCAGTGGTTCAACCTGCCGGGTACAAGCCTGCTTCATACCGCAAAACTTACACCCAAACGCCGAGCCGTCATCACTGATTCCGGCAGGACGTAACCGAGCCTCGGTTAGTTTTTCAATTTTACCTAACAGTTTTTTCTGTTCGTCTTTGTCTTCTTTGATGCGTTCAATGTAGAACTGCTCATCATCTTTACATACCGCGACGTAAAGTGCTCGCGTCATTTTACTCAGCGCCATCGAGGTCTGCACCTGCGCATAATGCTCAGGTTTACCCTCCCGTACACCTTTCTTGATTACACCGGAAAAACTGTTTTTGTTATGCGTCTTAATTTCAAGCACGTGCGGCTTGTTTTCAGACTCCGGAACACCTTTGATGATGCCGTCAATTTTAGTTATAAAATGACCGGTCTCATCTTTGAACTCAAACTGTTTACCCGTTTCCGGGTCGCGATCCCAAACAGAAAACCCGGCCCGTCGCAGGTCGGCGACGATGCGCTCTTCCTGCTGATGACCTGTTTCAAATAACCTGAGCATACGGCCATCAAACTTCTCACGGGCAAACCCGCGCCAATCAAGCCAAACATGCCGGAAGCATTCTTGACCTATAAAAGACGAACCTAACCGACCCAAGTAAAGGTCTGGGTTCTCTTTTGATTTGACGATAGCGCCGTAGATACGTTCAATGATCACCTGCTCGGGCCGTGGAGGTATGGCTACCATCTTTGGCTCCTGTTGAAAAGGGGTACTTGCGCCTCATAATCGCGTTCCCCCTCCCGAGTTAATCCCAAGGATTCGCCGACTTAGCCGCTGGCGCGGCGGGGCTTTGCCGTGCCGGTGACTTTGCCGGAGTCGCCTTGGGCTTCTCCTCAGCCTGATCAAACAGGAAAACCTTGATCTTGTTGCTCGGGCCGTAAGTGTCGCGAGCGGGTTCAACCGCCACAACCGCCTTGAACGAGCGGCCGATTAATTTATCGGTGTCGTCGGCTTGCGGCATACCGCAGGCGGTCGCCCACGAAACCAACTGTTGACGACCGATCGTTTGAGCCTTTTCGCTCGGGTTGTTGATGTTGAAGTTCTGCCAAACGTAGCGTCCGGCGTGTTCACCCTTGACGACCTCGTACTTCACCTTGATGTACGAGCCGTCGCCGCGGGCGGTCGGTTTTTCCTCGGCCTCAAGCGCCTGCAGGACGTACTCACCCTCCGGTATGGGGTCACGACTGACCACACCACCGACCTCAACCTCACTCACGTCAAAACCAAATTTAGCCATGATTATATACTCCAGTTATTCCACAATAGGGATGTGTTTTTTCAGGTTATCAATCGTCATCTCAATCTCATCCGGGCAGTTGTACCGGTTTTTAGCCGCGTACGCCGGGTTTTCAACAAAATGCAGTAACCGCTCACCGGTTGTAACACCGCGAGTTTTCTGGTTGTTGAACCCGGTGTCCGTTTTACGGATGATGACCTTGAACGCTGCGAATGCGATAACGTCGCACCACTCCTGCAGGAGCGCGTTGCAGCGGTTCGGGAGCTTAGGTTGATACCGATCATACGGCTCGGTACGGGGATCCTCGAACCGTACCACCGCCGAGTGCGCGATCAACACGATGTTCATGTTACGCTTGCTACGCAACACGTCGAGCCCTTGCAGAATCTCACGGAACTCTTCCGCGATCAACATCTGCCCCTTACCGTAAGCCAAATCTTTGGCTTCGTGATTTTCCTCGACGTTTTGCGTGATGAGCGGCTCAACGAGCCAATCAACCGAGTCGATGACCACGGTGCGGTAGTCGTGTTTGTCTTTGATCAAGTTCTTGATGCTGTCAACCACGCTGGTGATATTCGTCGCCTTGGGGAAGCTCACCACATCAAGTGAATCCAACCCGTCTTCTGTGCTGATAAAGATAGGGTCGGGGAACTGACTCGCCAGTGTTGACTTGCCAATCCCGTGGCCGCCGTACACGCAGATGCGCGGCGGTACCTTTTGTTTGCCTTTACGCAAAGTATCTTGCCAGTCTGACATTTGTTTCTCCTCTATGATTAGCGGTAGTTGTCAATCTACCGTGTCAAAATCGTTGTCATCAAATGGGAGCTCCATCTGCCCAAAGTTCCAGTATTGGGGCATGTATTGGAACGTATTGCGATCCCAACTGAGGACGTTGATGTCTTCGTACCGTTCGGCTACGAGCGCCATGCATACCGCGCACAGCACCGGGTCGCCGATCATCAGCAAATAGTCTCCCGGGTTCCAATTTGACAACACTCGCCGCGCTTTACCTATGAGCGCCGGGGTGTCGTACGGTTTGCGTGCGTTGCCGAACACAGCGCGCAACGAGCCGAACCGCTTGGCATCTGAAACATCTTTGTTGTAGTCAACCTGCACGACATATACCGTGCGTGTGTTACCGGGTTCCATTTTTGCGTCTCTTGGTTACTTTAGGTGGAGGGGTGATTATCGCTATTTCCTCTGCTGTCAAGAAGCGTTCGCAACCCACCGCGACGGCGATCTTGATAGCCTCTTTGTGATACCAGTCAAAGTCTAGGTCTGCCGGGTGCGCTACTCGGTCAAGCAGCGTCATGCAGGCCCGTGCGCCGTCAGTCTTGGGCACCTTGTTACCGTTACTAGCGTAGCGGATAGGCTCAAGCGCCGGGTCGTTTGATTGGTACCAACGTACCACTTTACCCAAGTATTCGCCTGACTGCTGCCCGCCGCCCGTGACGTTGCGCGCACTGATAAAGTCTTGGAACGGTGCGTTACGGATTGTTTCCATGAACGGAGTGCCGTGCGCGAGCCATTGGCCTACCGCGTCGGCAGCGACTTGCGCGGTGGGGTTTTTACGCAGCGATAACGGCGCGTAAATACCTTTAACCTTAAGCGACCGATCAGGCTTCACGGCGATATAATTGTTCACGTCTTTCATCGCCAACACGCGGTACGGAGTGAACTCAAACTGAAACCGCGACAGCTCGCTGAACTCGTTAACGACGCGGTTCACGACGTCCATTAGGCGCTTCTCGTAGCGTATCGCGATGCCGTCGGTGTTCGCCGAAAGCGTCACCGCCCCCGCCGCCTCGAGCCGCTCTATGAGCATGAGCAGCGTAAACTGCCCGGTCAGTGTGACGGCGAGCATCAAGTCTGGTGAGTACAACACCGAGTAACGGCTCGCCAGCTTGCCGAACGTACCGTTCAGGCTAATCTTGAGCGTACCGTCGGTGACCTTGTCGCCGTTCCGCTTGGCTTCAAGACGGCGGTTATAAATGTTCCGGTACTCATCAACAAACCGCTGCCCGAGCGCCGCCGGTACGAACCCACACTCAAGGATGATTGACGGGTAAAACGAGGCCGCGTCAATATCCGTGATGACTTCGTCGCCCGCAACGTGACACACCTGTTTGTCGTGTGTGCTGTGAATACCGCCTACGCCGAGCTGGTATTCACCCTGATTGAACTTGACGGTCGTTAACCCGAGGAAGTCCGGCAGGATGACGTGCCCGGTACGCTGATTCATTTCAAACGTATGGCTAACGACGCGGTCAAGTAACGCCTGTAGTCCCGGGTCGTTGAACCGGAGGAACTCGGGCGCAACGTACCGGATAGTCGGCGGCACGGCATTGTCGGCGCGCTTAAGCCCCATGCTCGTGATGTACGCTTGCTCGGCCATTTGCGAGTCTGACTTGCTACGCATGTCAACCCCGTAGGCGCGGCTCATTTCAACACGCAGCAACACTTCCTTTTCAAGTTGCCGGAGCAACTCGGCGGTCGTATCAACGTCGTTATGGCAGTATTCAAGCAGGAGCGGCTCTTGCTCGGGCTTGATGAACGCGGTGTGTTTGATCGGCATGTCTTGAAGCCGCGGCATGTGCATCCGTGCGCCGTAGGCTTTCAACCCGACGAACGACGGAGCGACCTCGACCAAGTCGATGCTGTCAAGTATCACTTCCCGCAGGTTGTACTTGCGCATCGCAACCCAAGGCGCAGTGTCCGCAACGATCAAATCATCCGCTATGCGTTTGATTTCAATCTCCTGCCGCCCTTGACAAAACGCCGCCACAATCACGTTATCAAAGAACCGATTATTAAAGCCAACCAACGTCGCACCGGGCTGCTGAACGAACTTCAGTAACCGCGCCGGTGCGTCCGGTTGGTGACGCCATACGTCAAACCACTCGCCGGTTTCTACGTTTTTCGCGCAGAACAGCGTACGGTTCGGTAGCGTCTCGGTGTCAAAGACCCAAGTGCTCATTAGTCTTGATTCACGTAGCCACGACCGGGCTCGCTGCCGTCATTAGCGGCGGCACGAGCCTGCTCGATCTCGATGAGCTTCTCAAGGTAGTGAACGGCCTTCTGTAAATCTTGAACAGGATTACCCTTCAAGTAGCACCGCTCAATGTACTTGGTGGCCGCTGCCTGCCAGTAGTTCAGACCGAGACGGTGAACACGATCCCAGTGCTCCTCGCCGCCGCGCTTGTAGTGAGTACCGCCCACCTGCTTGTCGTTGGCGCTCATTCGTATACCCATTCAAGATCGTAAATAGCATTGAACACTTCACGCTCACGGCCTACGGGCTCCATGGCCTCGGCATACTCCGAGTAGCGTCGGAATATCCGCTGCATCATTTTGTTACCCAATGAGACTTCCCGCAGGCAGTACATTGCGCCTTGAGCGATGTCTGCTAGTTTGAGCGTGCGGAGATCTTCTGCTGAGAGCTCAGGGAATTCAATACCCGCTTCAAGCATCAGCCGATGTTCAAGCTCGTTAACTTGCTCGCCGATACCGTACTCGCGCTTGGCAGGGGACGGGATGTCACCGGTCTGGTGCTCGGCAAGGTCGTGCATGAGCGCGGCCCGGAGCAACGAGCCAGAAGCACGCGGGTTGATAAGCAGCACCATCATAGCCACACCGTGAGAGTGATGACCGACGGTCTCCCGCACGAGCGTCGTCACGGTATGATACCGCGTGACCTCGCTCCCGGACACTATGAATTCAAGGGTTTTACGCATTTCAGATCTCCAGTTAGCAGTTATGCTACAAATTAAAACTCACTTCGCTCAAGAAGGCAAGCGGGTTTTGGCTTCTTCACGACGGTTGATCCAATCAAACGTCGCTACACGCCAATCAGACGCTAGTATTTTGTTGATATATTGACGACCGTCGCTGAGTTTATTGCGGCGGTCATAGCTCACCATCGCCATCGGGTGAGCGATCAACGGGAAAAACTCATTGCGGTAAACATTGCGTAGGCTGAACGGGTCAGCGCAGAACTGCTCACATTCAGCGAGGAAAGCGCGGTAGTCACCGCTAAACAACGGAACGGCGCGCACATTACCATTTGAGTAATGATCATAATTAGTCATGTTAGGCGGGGTGTCAATATACTCGGTAGCGTTATACAGCTCGGTGTACAGGTGAAAGTTATTACTCACTTGCCGGTAAACACCCATCTTAAACCCGGTCGCGATAGCCACGAACTCTTGCAGTATGCTAAAGTGCACCGCGTTAGCACCGTACGCACCCCACCAGATATCGTTACTGCGGTTGAACACGGTCATATTGAGCCGATTACCGCGGGTATCAAATATCACTTGAGTGTTGCAAGCCTTATCTTTTGTAGGCTTAAGCAAATCAAAGTGATCCCATATTTGAATGACCGCTTGACGTGAGTTAGGGTCTGTGCGCAGCATTTCAATCACTTCAAGCAACTGGTCGTGGCCAAAGTGATGCCGCCAACGGTAGCCGTAAGCCGCGTTGAAAATACGCTGGTCATCGCTAAACTGACCAATCTTGCTATTGAACTGCTGCAGGAACTCGACGTCTTGCCGCCCTGCCAGCATCCAGATTGATTCCATCAAATGAAATATCGGGTTAGCGTCGCGTCCCTGATGAAACAATACCCGCTCAATCGGGTTAGTATACGTCGTCATCACCGGCTCGGGGAATACGTAAGCGGGGCCGTTGCGGGTTGCCTCGGGCGCTATTGCGTTAGTGCCGCGGTACGCATTGAGTAGCCAAAAGACCTCGCTAAATGCGTGATTGACGTTACGTGCTTTGATTTCCATGTTTAGAATTCTCTCTCGGGTTGATACGTAGTTTTGGGTAAACCTTCACCCAACACAGTGCGGCAATATTTACTAAACTCGCACATGCAGTTTTGTACGTCATGCAGCGTCAGGTCGTCAATACACAGCTCGCTATTGATGAGCCCGCGCAGCTTCTTGAGCTCGGCATTGAACTGCTCTTGCTTCCACGTAGCGAACGCAGGGCGATGCAACAGGTAGTTCAATCCGCGTGAACTGCCGGGGCCGATAGGCGCGTAACTATTGATGTCCTCGGCGTCCTCAAGATGACCCGGTGCGTAAGTTAAGTCGGCGGCCACTTGTCCGGCCATAAACGTGCTGATGCCGAAAGCCTTCGTCATCGCTGTTACAAACCGCTCGATAGATTTGTCATACTCAGTATTGAGCGTAAACCGGATGCTATTCGCGTTTTCAATCACCGAACCGATAATGTGCTTGGCGATGGCCTGCGACTTGTTACCGCCCGGATCCATTTTAGTCGGGTACACCATGTACGCGCCGGAGTACACTTTACTGCTATTACCCTTGAATTCTTCAATCGTTTTGACGAACAGTTTGGCGTCAAACGTCTCCGGAGAGCAAGGAATGACGTCCTCGTAAATCAACTGCCCGAGCGTCGGCGGCCAGTTGATCAGCCGTGCTATAAGCAGCGAAAACCACAGGTCAGGGTCGCGCAGGTTCAGGTTGATGATCTCACGGATAATCCACTGCGAAACGCGGTCATCGCGGCGACGAATGTTAGTGAACTTGTATTTGAGCAGAATAGGATCTTGCGTCCACGGGCCGGGGTGCCCGTTGCTGCGGGCGACGCGAATGACTTCGCGCTCCCAAACAAAGTACAGGAACCCTTCGGGCGTACATACCCGATCTTTTGTAGGCATCGGGAACGGACATTCATCTATCATTTTCGTACTCCCTGATAATTTCTAGCAATTGTGGGTGCGGGTTAGTGTGATCAATATCGCGCACGTCGTACGTACCTTCGTTGATTAAATTACGACGGCAGTTGACGACGCTTTCAAACTTCTGAATCAAGTTCTTAGGGTCAAATGGTTTCTCGTTACCTTTGGCTGCGCGGCGACCTTCTACCCGCGTGATGCAGAGGTCTTGCGGAGTATCAAGGAACGCATACACGTCGCATTCCGTCGGATGAATGGCTTGCGTCACCGCACCGGCGAGACCGCTAGCCGACACGAGTGCGCCCTCGTAAAGCACATGCCCGAGCGGGTGCGCCTTGAGGATACGGGCAGCGATCTCCTGCTGTTTGTCAATCGCGTCGGTACCGCCGCAGATGTTATCGTACTTACCGACAATGTAGAGCGGTATGTTAACACCCGCACTGCTCGCGTCAGTTTTGTACCCCATAATTTTGTTAGCCGAGTTGCGTAGCTCGGTCGTCGGGTAACGGGTCATGAACTCCCGCATCGCGGTCGTCTTGCCCGAACCAAACGTGCCAGCAATACGCAGTATTACGTGCTTCATAGGAAGTGCTCTCCACGGTACGGATAGCCGGTATCAGCGAACTGCTTCGCCTTCTGCTTGAGTGTTAGCCGCTCAGGTTCACATTCACACCGAAGCCACTCAGGGAGCAACCCGGCGCGGATGTCTTTGAACACCGCGGTAACGTCCTGCTGGCCGCGCTCATCAGCCCATTCAATACGCTCTTGCGCCATGTCTGCGTAGACGCCGGGGTAGCGACGACCGAAGAAG